TTGATTCAACAGAACTACCATCTCCATCTCCACTACCCCCGACTTGTCCAGGCCGCCCCTCGTGACCGAAATTACCACTACCTTTCCCGCCATTAGTGGTCAATGGCATAAAGAAACTTAATCTACTCATATTTCCATTATACCTTATTGCCCCCCGACAAAAAATCCCCCCGAAGGAGGATTTTAAGGGGATTAGGACTCGCTGATGGAACCTTCTGCGAAGGTTTGCACCGCTCCGTAAGTGGATTCACCATCCGTTGCAGGCATCTTGCGGAAACTGACTGTAACAGTTCTGGCTCCGGTTCCATCGATATCGATTCCAGAAAGGGAAGTTTTCGCATTAGGAATACGAGTAACCTCGCCGTTACAGGAAATAATATCTAGCGGATAGGTAGTATCAGAGCTGTCGCAGGAAGCGGCTACAATATCGATAGCACCTTCGCTTCCAGATTCTTCAGAAACTTTTTCACCCGTGGATAGAGTTCCACCTGGCGCCACATAGTATTGGGGGAAGAGGACACGAAGTACCGGAACGTCCGACGCAAGCAGAGTTAAGTCAACCGAGCTAGTGATATTTCCTTCGAGCTGATAGTTATCACCCTGAACGGTATCATAATCATTCGTTGCTTGGTCATAGTTGAAGGCGATTTCGGTGACATCAGTAATGGTGTTTTCACCCCATTTGATTGTCCACGGCCCTTTAATGATTTTTGCCATTATAATTTTCCTTGTTTAACTTTAATTACAAGCCTTATATACCTCTAATTGAACTTGTAGGAGTCCAACCATACGGTTTTCCGAATCGAGGTCTTGGTCAGCCGGAAACTGGCTTGTATTAAGACTGACCAGCTCATAATTCTCTAACTCCACACATCCCGCACAGTTTAATTCTTCTTCCATCTGAGAAAGGATTTCATCAACCCGTTTTGCCTTATTCGAGCGGAAGTAGACTAAGAACTGATACAGTTTAACCTTTGCTCCGTTCGGATAAGTTCTCACCGGAGAGCCTCCGGAAGGAATCACATAGAATAATTCTGTTTGGGTTTTCAGGGAGTTCGGGACACGATACAGAAATATGTTCTGCCCAAATACCCCATAACCTTTACTCTCTAATAGTTTTACGAAAGATTGTGCTACGGTCATCTGATTGCTCCTGCTCTTACGAAATAATCTCGACTTCGCGGAATGATTTTTTCAACCGCTTCCTGTGCGAAATGGGCGTGCGTTCCCGGAGTCGTATAATGCGTTACGGGCCCAGAAGTATAACCTCGTTCCTGATACTCTGCATAAGGGGCGTACCAAGTGATTGACCCATGATGAGGAGAATCGATATTCTTTGTCACCATAGTTCTTAAAGTTCCATACTTATACGGAGTGACCGGTTCGGCTTCTCGATGTATATCCTCTAACATGAACCTAATTGCTAAGTCTATATTATTTTCAATACTGGTTTTGAGATACATAGTGTGGAGTTCTTTGCTTACGCTCATGATTCAATCTCCAAAGCATCGCATTTGGTTAGGTAGCAATGCACATTATTGATTTCATTTGTAAGCAGTTTTCTTTGCCCGACTACCACACGAGAAATCTTATACCAACTCTCGCTCTCAATCCCACCGTAAAGGTTCGCTACTATGTAAAGTCCTTCTAGACGGAAGGCGTTTCCCTTAACATATTCGTTCTCGGGGTCGAGATAGACGTGAGCGTCGCAAGCGATTCTCTCAACATAACCACTCTGCGATTGAGAAGTCCCTTCATGAAACAGGGCAGGAACTTCTGCCACTACACTCACAGTATTATCACCCCACCCGTTTTGGGTAGTTTGTATCAGTTGGACAGTATCTTGATAATTCAGAAGTCTGTTCATTATATGGTCGGGATTCTACTAATCGTCCCAAACGGCCCAGCATACTTCTTCAACAGGAGGAGAGCTTCGGCACTTTCTTCGGGAGCTTTTACATCACCCTTCGACCACGAATGACCGTCAACGGATTCGGACTTAATATCATGAGTCGGGTCGCCATAGTAATCCACCATATCGCACCAGAGATAAGGTAAATCAAGTGGTAGGTCAGATTCTATGCCCGATTCATCCGTATAATCAAGCCAGTCTCCATCGACTGCTAATTGCACACAATCTTTACAATCACACTCACAATGACAAGTTGCGCATTTTTCAATATATTTACCTATGCCTTGCGTCATATATTGTTTGGTAAAGAACTCGAAGGTTTTATAGGTAATAAATTGTTTATCTTCCGTCACTCTCACGAGTTTCACATTATAAACATCATGAAAGGGGTCAATATGAAGATATTTATCTTTCCAGTTATAAGGGAAGACTTTGATAATACCTTTAACTTCATCAGGAGGGAGTAAAGTTTCTGGAATACTTGGGCAGACACATTCATTCTGCGTCTTGCCCTTTTCTTGGTAAAGAACTTGCGGAGTAAACGACCAACCCAGTATAGTTTCCAATTTGGCTTGTACTCGGGCAATAATTGCTTGGTAGCGAGCGTATTGGCTTTCTGGGATTATTTTCCCAGTCAGTTTCATATAGAGAGTTAAGTCCATAATTTACTCCGCACGGATTAAGGTTTTTGTTTAATTAGGATTCAGGGTTTTGAAGAATACCACTGATAACGGACGGGTCTTTAACCGCACCACCACGGAAGAACGAGCCACGGAGGACAAGTTCATTGCGTTGGTAAGCAGAGCGGACTTGACCGTTTACTTCATAAGAAGCATCCGTAGAGAGGTCATATTGCAAACCACCAGCGGTATAGCCAATAAACTCACTCAAATCACCATAGAAGACAGCGTGGGTAATCGCAACGCTTTCGCCACCAACTTCAAAGGCAACTGCATCGTCGGATTCGATGGTCGGCATGAGGTCGTTAGGAACGACAACATACTTCATACCAAAGATGCGAGGAAGTTCACCAGAAGTGAAGATTTCGGAAAGCGGGCCATTCACACCAGCTTCAAGAGCATGAGCTTTGAGTTTTGCGAAGGTCTTGTTGTTAAACACGAGCGTACCTTCGGTAGCGACATCGGAGATAGCCGCCATAGCTTCGAGCCACGCAACCATAGCACCAGTATCGGAGGAAGCGTCGTAAGAAACCTCACGACCAGTTTCAGCAACAGCCTGTTCGAGTTTCGCAATCACGAGTTGAGCACGTTTGCGGTCATAATCATTACGATAACCAGCGGCAACGTCAGCCAACAGGTCAACAGCGAAGAAACGAGTAGCGGCATTGCAGACAACCGTCACAGCAGCGAGCTCTTCGAGTTTCTCAGTCTTCGGTTCAGCGGTGTATTCAGAAATCGGTTTGAGGTTTCCGTTTTCACCATCATCACAGAACTCGACGTTTGTCATCGAGATGTCGCCGTTGCGTTTCAACCACGCAAACTCAAGACGGTCGGTCTCACGCCAAGTAGTAGCGTCGAGAATGGCAGAGTAATCAGTCCTCTTACCAACAATCTCACGATACATCTCCGGAGGCAGAACGAAGTTGCCCATAGATTCGATAGTCATCGAGTTCTTGGCAATCCCTTCCGCTTTAAGAGCATCGAGATTGATTTTATTGAGTTCATTCAAGGTTTTGCGGGCTTCAATGTTGCCATTGCGGAAGGCTTCATAAGCGGAGTTAATCTGCTTGTTGTAGCGTTCTTTCCAATCAAGGCTTTCGAGAGAAGACTCAGCAGCATTCTCTTCTTTCTTGAACTCGGGAGCTTTGGCTTCGGGGAAGTAGTTTTTCATAGCTTCAGCGAAGGCGTTAGCAAACTCTTCTTTTGTCATATTTACATCCTTGTTAATTTCTTCTGTTACTTCGGCGGAGTTTTTGAGGTCTTCTTCGACGATTTTTTCGACCGTGACTTCTTCGCCTGCGGGTTCTTGACCCATTTTTTCTTCAACCAGTTTTGCGAGGTTATCCAACTTATCAAAGAGTTCTTTAACTTCTGCGTCGGAGATTTCGTTTTCGGTTTTTTCAATTTCGCCTTCTTCTTTCTCTTCGGCTTCATTAGTCTCTTCCATAAGTTCTTCTTCAGCTGCTTCGATTTCGTCTTTTTCTTCTTCCTCAGCGACTTCTTCAATCTCTTCGGCAGAGTTTTCGACGGCATCTTCGGCTTTGTTTTCAACCTCTTCGACTTTTCCAGCTTCTTCAACTTTGGGTTCTTCAACTGCTTCGGTCTCTTTGGTTTCAATGACTTCGGGAGCTTTCACTTCCTCAGTTTCTTTATCCATAATGTTTTCTCCATTTAGGATTTTTTCAATTTCGCTTGTATCTAATCCGTCTGCTTTGGCTTGTTTAAGGCTTTCACGGAAGGAATTGACATAGGCGGAATAATTATTAGGAACAACTACCTGCGACAGACCGACCAACTCATGATTAGACAAAGTTCCATCAGCAGTATTAGAGATTCCCATCGTTTCGGTAGAAAATGCTTGCGAGAACCCTCCACGAAGTAAATCGTAAGCCATACGAGCCAATGGATTTTCCTTCACGGCATAAACGATACGGTCAACCGTTACTTTACCTTGGTTCTTCTTCACACCCTCAACACGACCGATGATATTTTGTAATTTATCCTCGTGGTCGGCAGTTAGCTGACCTCTGTATTTACTGATGTCAAGAGAGTCAATATCGTAGCGAGTTCCGTTTCTCTGGACTTCTGAATCCGAGATAACTAGACCGTTAGGAAACGAGATAATCCCATCCCCTTCATCGTTAAACGAGTTCTTCTCAACCTCTACCGTATTTTTGTAGATGTTGTTCATTGAACCTCTCTATTTTTAAGTGTTCTGTTTGACGACTGACATTCAAAATGTTCTGCGTAGTCAAAACTATTATAACAGTCAGCTCTCTGTTCCGACCGGTCTGGCCTTAACCGAGAGAATACTCTTGGCTTGGCTATCTACATAGAAGCGGAACTTCATCTTACATTTAGGACACAAACATTCACCAGACGACCCCGGAAAGACTTTAACGCATAATCTATTGCATTTGTGCAGGTCATCTTTCTTTCTATCATAAACTTGCCCAGGGCATCTAACTGACAATAACCTCCCGTCTTCCATACTAGGATTCCTGATTCAGGGTTAAATCTTCGCTCTTAATCACATTTTGGACGCGAAAGTATGGAATACGCACAATTTCTGGCTCAGACGTATCCACTACCGTCTCCGAGTCGAGAGAGGCCTTAGAACGTGTTTTAGAGGCCTTAGAACGCATTTTTTTTACTACCTTTACAGGCTTCTGTTTAGTCTTCCACGCTTCCAAAATATCTAACTCCTTTTGGGTTAGTTTGAAACCGGGGATGCTTGATAATTTAAGTAAACGTTTAATTTCTGGGTTCATAATTTCTCCTTAACTATGGGTTACGAACGTATGGTCTGCCCCATATTGTTTCGCATAATCGCTGTATATTTGGCTCATCCAACTATCGCCATTCAGCGGCGGGGCAAAGTATTTCTTTGCTAACCTTTCGATTTCTACCACATTTTCTGGACTATGAGCTATTAGCATCATCAATTCTACTCTTGTGATAGCGAGTTTATCCTCAAGTTGTCCTTTTTCCATCTCAGTACGCAGAGATTTGATTTGCTCACTGACCTTTTCAATCGCCTCTCCATTTTTGCGGGCTTGTTTGTCATCAAAGAACTTGAACACTCCGACCATAGCTGTGATGACCGCCGCAAGCCCTACTAAACTTAATTCCATTTATATTCCTTAAAAGATAATTCTGTCATATCTATTATACCTTTTCATCAAAAAACCGCCCCGTGAGGAGCGGTCAACCATAACTATATCTAGCAACAGAATATGGAAAAAAGATTGCTAGACCTCTCCATTATACCAATAACTCCCTGCTTACGCAAGGGGTTATTAGTAAACCATGCCCCGATAAAAGAAAATCGGAGGTGCATCTTTATTATATAGCAAAAGACCGCCTTTTTCAAGACGGTCTTCAGTCTCGTTCGGTGCCTTACACGACACCTCCCATTATACTATACTAACCCCGACTTGGTGCGCATAATAGCAATAACCCCTCCGCTTGGGAAGGGTTATTAGCCAAAATGGAATAACTGTACTTTTATTTTACTCCTAAATCTTAGTTTATGCAACGGGTACAGGTCTGTCTTCTCGACTTCGGATTACTCCTTTGATTGAATCCTTAGTATCTGCGTCTCTCTCTGCCGCTTTCATATAATCTCGGAGCACCTCAATTCGACGGCGAAGTTCTTTATTCATCGTGGAGTAAACCAGTTCGCTGACGGCTTCCCTTTGCGCTTGATTGACAATACTAGCGGTCAATACAACGTTTATCCGCTCTTTCAAATCCCAAAGAAAATTATCATCCGTAAGGAGTTGGTAAGCCCAGCCATTCATGCAGACCCCCTCTACATTAGGATAATAGTCTCCTAGGTCGATTTCGATTGTTTTATGTTCGCCCCGCTTCGAGAGCAAGATAGTTAAAGTGTTGGATTTATTTTGAGTATTTTCGTCCATAAACTTTTTCCTTGTTTAGATTGTTAAAGTAAGTTTATTCTAACATACTGTCTGTTACCACGTTTGATACGGGATACCTTCGCTATATGTTGTCCATACTTTGAAATTGGCATAATGTTCATCTGTGGGGTTATTAACAGGTACGAACCTAATACTATTAACGCCACACAAAGCATTGAGTATCTGGCCCTCCATGCCCTCATAGCTCCTGCTCGTCATCTGCCAGATAGCTCCATAATAGTAATGATTGTCACTTATTATTCGGTCGTAATTGCATACGATGATTGTGAACCGTCGATTGTCAAAATCGCCGAGGTTTTTACCGTCGAGATGAGAATAATCAACTACAAACATAGTCCCACTAATAACCTTTTCGTATTGAACTCGGGAAAACTTAATCAAAAACTTACTGGGAGTTGTCGAGCCTCCTTCGTCAGGGTCTTCTTCCGCATAGATTTTTTCAATAGGTAAATCGAAATCTCCGCCTCCGCTCGCACTAATAACATTATCTGCGGAAATACTAATGCCTGAGCCTGCGGTCAATTTATCTTGCTTATTGCTTAGTTCACTTCCTACCCGTCCAATCTCGTCGTGATTAGCGGTTACTGCTTCGGTAACAACCTTATTCTGGACAGGATTTTCACTCGTTGTAGATAACTTGTCATCTATAATCACAGTGCCTCCACCGCCACCTTCCACCTTAACTTTGATAGCGTGTCGGTTCTGATATTTTTCATCGGAATCAACCAGCTTAACTTTCAAAGCGTGCTTATTTTGTACTTTACTCATGTTAGTTTTCCTTTAATTACCTATTACTATTTTATCTAATAGCATCCCCCCCCCGGTCGGTCAAAAAAGCCCTCCGACGGGAAGGCTTTTTCTAGATTTATATCACCACGTTCTTGACTCGTGGTATTTTTATTTTATCTCAGAATAGAAACTATTTCAAGCCTTCGGCGATGGACTGGACTTTTGCTTCTAGTTCCTGATAAGTAATCTCATCCTCGGGTTTCGAGAACATCAACTCAATAAAATCATCCAAAGTCATCTTGAAAATCACGCCTTGTAAATGAGCCTGCTTACCTTGATAACAGGCGGTGTAAATCTGCTTATAATCATCCTCAGAAATATACTCTTGAATCTGCTTGTAGTAAGCGTAATAGAACTTTCTAGACAGTTGTTCAATCGCTTCCAAAGTTTCTTTCGGGAGATTCTTTTGCTGTAAGGCTACATTGTAGTAAATGAAACACGAAAAAGCAGTTTCCAATGCGTTATGAGCCAATTCTTTTAATGTAGCCCCTTCTCTTTGTGCCACATCGTAGGCGTGATGACAATTATAAATGTATCCGGGGGTACAGATGCCGTGTTCATATTCGCTCTTCCCCCTTCTAGTAATAGAGACTTCGTTATAGTGCCATTCATAGGTTGGGTTAGGCAAAACTTTGCCGCCTTCTTCTCCCATTTCATGTTGAGCAATTAGATTGCACATCATATTAAATCCGACATCTTCATTCGCCCGAGTAGCGGTCATTTTAATGTTGTGCTGTCTCAAAAACGACCTGCGGTAAGCGTGTCCAAATACCCAAACTAAATTAGCCCCAACTGGTGCAAGGAGCCCCGGTTCTTTGCCGTATTGCCAGAAAGGGGAAATGACAAACTTAGTGGAAGTATCTTGTAAAGGTTTTACTAACATTTGAATCGCATTTGCTCCGTAAAAGGTGTCGTCTGCATCAATGAAAATAATATACTCGCCAGAGGTCTTATCCATACCAAACTGACGAGCATACCCTGGGCCTTTGTTCTCTTCATACCCGATTTCTTGAATATCAAGTATAGGAGAAAAGTCCTTCACTATTTGTTTGTAATCTTTGCCCCCATCATTGACAATCGTAACCTTGATTTCTTGACGGTTAAGTTGAATACCGATTGAACATAAAGTTCGGATTATCGTATCATGGGAGTTATATGCGGGAATAATTACATCTATCATTCCCTACATTATAACTTATTTTGTTTTTTCTTTCCAACCAGAAGCAAGAATTGCTCGTTCTTGTTTCTCTGCATCTTCTTTTCTTTTGTAGAGCTTACCGGTTTTGCCCCATTTCCAACCAATTAGTTTTCCGTCTCGATAGACTGCGTGGACTGGCATTAGAACAAATCCTCATAGATTAGTTTGGTCTCATAACCGCCATTCCCATCAGAAACCGCCCCATAGAGCTTGGTGATTTTCTTGGTTTCATATCCGCCATTTCCATCATCTACTGGACCATACAGCTTTTCCACAAGCTCGGTCTCGTATCCCCCCACGCCATCAGAGACAGGACCATACAGTTTCGGACTGGCACCACCAGTCGTAGTAACGCTGAGGGTTGTGCCTGTAGTTGTTCCAGCCGGAGTAGAGACTCTAGTTTGAATGCTATATGAGGTGCCAGCGGTTAGTCCAGTAATCGTAAACGTGCCAGATGTTGTCGCGCCACTCGTCACGGTGGCCCCAGTCACCCAAGTCGTTCCGTCTAACGAATACCGAATCTTCTTGTTATATTGCCCCCCATCAGCAGATGCGGTGTAAAGTATTTGCACGGAGGTGTCGGTTATTGTCCCAACGGAAATAGTCGGAGCTTCCGCCAGAGTTACGACCTGTATATATTGCGTATTCCCCGTATCTAAGACTCCGTTAGTAGTATACATCGTCAAATAGTAACTGGAGTTTGGCGTAATTGTGAAAACGGCTCCAGCCGTTGAGGTCGCCGTATTATCTACAGTAATGTTTGAAGACAAGGCGTCTCCATATTCCATTACCCACTTGCGTTGGGCAGCAGATTGGGCGGTGCACACAGATAGCTCGCGATAGCGAGTGCTAGTAGTCCCTCCGCCCCAGTCTGTGATGCTTACTGTGGCAGTTACCGAGTCTGTCCCAGGTGTTATGTTAGATATAGTTAGCCCTGTTGGAGCAGAAGAACCTGCTGGGAACGTTACGGTGAACGAACCAGACACTCCATCATTATCTGTCCAGCCAACACTAGCAGATGTGTCTGAGGCGGCCACTGAGAAGCTCGTAGAGTTTAGGCTATAGCTTCCTAAACTATAGCCATCGCCAGCCGCAGTACATGTAAAGGCGGTTCTAGTTCCATTCACCTCGAACCAGAGGTTGTCAGACCCCCACGCCTGTCCCGCTGGACACCGTAGAGACAAGACCATGTTCGATAACGTGACAGTATTGCCAGAACGACTCACATCGCCCGTGAGCGTACCAGTCATCGTATTTCCGGCCCATGTCCCTACCGTAGCGTCTTGGAAGAATGTTGCCATCTTTTATCTCCTTACTGATAAACAGCCGTAAACGTGTTAGCGGTGGTCGCAGCCCCTTCTCCTGGGTCAGTCGTGGTCATATTGATTACTACGTCTGATTTGGCCTTTACCCTATCAATTAGGTCTTCCCATTGAGATTGGGTAGCCGCTCTGGGGTCGTCTGATGGGACTTCAACAGTGATTGTTCCGTTTTCGATTTCCGAATACTCTCCTTCTGCATAAGTGCCCCAGGTCCAAGCAAAGCTATAAGAAGTTCCTGCTCCAACACCTTGGACAGAAATATCATAAGGAGGGAATTCTATGTCTCCAGCGAACGTATCAGACGCTGTTAGCAATCCACTTGTAAAGGTCAGACGATACGTGTGTGCTCCCGTACCAGATGTCGGGGTAAATGCGAAGTTTACAGTATCACCAGATAATGTATAAGTTACTGTTGCCATTGTTTATCCTTTCTAGCTCCAGAGAGCGTTCCATTCATTAGTCGTAAAAGCGTCAGCTCCAGCTGAAGCTACAGCGGTATCGACATACCCCTTCGTCGCAGCATCATGTGCTGATTGCGGGTCGTAGAGACCGGTAAGAAGACGGTATTTGGAGGAGTTGTAGCCAGCGGTAGTATCGTATGAAGAACCTATGTCTAGTTGTCCTACTCGAGAGGCATACGCCCCAGAGCCTATAGCTATGCTTCCTCTGGCAGAAGCACGCGTTCGGGTCCCTAAAGCAATAGCAATATCCCCAGCAGCATCTTCAACACCCGTCCCAATGGCAATTGCAGCGTTGCCCATTTGATTAGAATTAAGAGTGTTCATCAACCTGACTTTCGACTGGGTACTTGGGTCAGCATATACCATCCCCGTCACGGCATTCTGGCTCATTACATCAGTCGTAGAGGTGCCTGTGGTCTGTACCACAGTTGGCCCAGAGCCTCCCCCCACCTCGCTCCAAGTATAGCTTGGGTTCTGTGGGTCGGTAGTGTCAATCGCAGTAAGCTGGTAGAGCTTGGCATTGGTGGTGTCGGTCAGGAGTTGACCGAGCGTGCCTACTGTAGAGGTAGTCGGAGCACCAGCGTTGGTGAGGATTTCATCCTTGTCAATCTGCTTCCAAGCGTAAGGGCTGGCGGAATTGGTGCAGATGTAGAGATTGCCATTGGTAGTATCTTCGAGTAACTGACCTTTGGTGCCAGTGGTGGAAGTTGTAGGAGCACCAGCGTTCTTGATGACGAGAGAGTCAATCAGGTCTTTGAGGACTTTGCCTTGTTTGGCGGAGAGAGGTACTACTCCATCATTTGAGGTCAGATTGTTAATAACATCTTCTTGGCTCAAAATTAAGCAACTGCCACTTACGGGCGTTGTGCCTCTCAAAAGACGGGCATCATAACCTTGTGGCCCACTTGTAATAACCGCTGATGTGGAAGTGTTCATGGCCCCCGGGACAATCAAAAGAGAGCCGTCTGCAATCCAGACATTTTTACCATTGAAAAGCCCTGCAAGAGCAGTCCCCCCATTATCAACTTTATAGATACCGACTCGAAGGTTGACAAACGCTAATTTTGTTGGATTATCCGTTGGGTAGTCGTAATCTGCACTAGAAAGCGTCTTTATCTTCCCGTCTTTCGCCAGCCCCACCAGCTTACTCAGTTGAGCTTCATCCATCGCCACACCACCAAGCAGAGTGAACGAATCAAAAGCTGTAGCCGAGGCAGACCAAGTCCCCTTGAAGTTCTTATTCTCAGCGATACCAGATAGCCCGGTGTTGGTTATCACGGCTGTATCGTTAGAGTTGAGAATTGTGAGGGAGGTGAGGTTGGTCGGGGTGAGGGAGTTGAAGTCAAAGGCGAAGTAAGCCTCCCCAGCACTCCCAAAGAGAGTGCCGAGGTCGGTGTCGGATACGAGGGTAGTTCCGTCGTAGAGGTTATAGTTAGTAGTAGAGGTTGTTTTGAGTTTTAGAGTGTAAGTTTTCATAGACTTAGGCCTCCGTTAAGATTTGATTGAACTCAGAGTTGGTAAGAAGCGTGGCGGCTTTGGAATCGACGTACTGTTTATTAGCCGCGTCGTGGTCTGATTGTGGGTCGTAGAGGCCGGTGAGGAGACGGTAGGCGGAGTTGTTGTAGCCGTGATTCGTGCCATAACAACTAATATCAAACTGTCCTTTAACTGTAGCTCTAGAATACGCACCTAAAGCAACCGTATTATCACCAGTAGCCGAAGTATCTAATCCAATTCCTACGCCGTGGTCAGCGTTAATATCTGCTAACCTGCCTATGGCTATCGAATCGCCTTTTCGTGCAAAAGTGTTTCTACTGCCGATAGCAATAGCTCCTCCTTGTACTGCATAAGCAGAAGGTCCATTGTTGTATTTTCCACCGATAGCAACACATCCAGTAGCCCCACTTGGTACAGAAGCACCGCCACCAATTCCGATGCTTTGGTCACCATATACAGAGGCGCCGGCGATAGCAACACGGTCTTTTGCTGTCTCATGACCGCTAGGGTAGATTAGCTGAGTTGTAGCTACTTGGCTCATAACATCCGTTGTAGAAGTGCCTGTGGTCTGGACTACAGTAGGGCCTCCAGATGCAACCAGCTTCCCGCTGCCGTTTACCGTAATCGTGGAGTTATCAATCGGGACATACTTGGCGTCGAGCTGATGGATAGTCGTAATAGCAGTATATGTTCCAACTCTCCCGCCGTTGGCCATCACGCTTTGTCCGCTAGGGAGTATTGAACCTCCGCCTGTAAATATACCCATACAAAATACGTCTTGAGAGTATTCTGGGTCATAGAGTTTAGCAAGCACGACAATACCTGGAGACCAAGAAGCGTTATCCCAAGAGTATTCCACTGCTGCCTGAGTCAACTGAATAGAGAAGGTGTAACCACCTCCAGAAACAGATTCAGCAGCGCCCCAAGCCGGGAAAGCGACCGGCTTGATATAGACATACTCATCAGACATAGACCCCATGTCTGTCCACTGGGCATAGAAGTTCTCGTTGTTCTGGCTTTTCATCAAGCAGAGCGTATCCTCGTTGGTAAGCGCGGTCGCGAGTGCAGCCGGAAGCGTATTGGAGGTCGTGAGGTATGGGAAGAGATTGTATTGGTCGTTGATAACGCCCTTAGTGTATAGCAACTCGTTTAGTGCCAAACACCAAGACCTGTACTCGACAGACTCGCTGAAAGCCTGCGACGCCGCCGCAACTGCTGTTGTTTGCGTAGAGGTCGATTCATAAAAAGGTCTATTCTGGATATAAGCCTTTGCGGTGGAGTCATTTTGGTCGTAGTCAGCTTGCGTCCACCCTCCCCAAACGCCGTTACCATAAAGAATATGGTTTTCTCGGCCTGATGTCGGAGCTTTTGGAACGAGTCCCGGGTGTTGAGCGTTAAACACGGACAGCACGGGGTCTGATTTCTTGACGACGGCGAATGGAGTCAACGTCAAATAGTCATAAAAGCGATTGTCTCGATAGTAGGTGAAGGCAGCTTCTAGATTGCTGAACGAATCGTTGTAAACACTTGGCATTTTGAGTCGATAGTACTTGTAATCGTCTCCCCACCCAGGGTCATATAAGTCCTCGAACGGGAAGATATAGGTCATTTCATCGAAAATCCCATAATTCAAAAGAGTTGCTGCCGAAATATGAGTAGTGAGACAATGGGCGTTGACGATAATCACTCTATCCGCGTCGTTGATTTCGAAAGAATCGACCACCATAAAAGGTCGCCATACCCTGCTAGTCATGTCATAGCTGCCCATGTCACCGCTGTTTTGTCGCCCAAAGACGATTTCTGTAGAGGACGCGTCAAAGTTGCCAATCTTAAGCCAGGGAGTACCATCGGCATAAGTGCTTTTTATGCTGGGGCTTAGCACATATTTCCCAGGAGTCAATTGAGCGGTATTCACAACTCCAGCGCCGTTAAAATCTGCACTGGTAAGCTCCTTGACGCCTTCTCCTCCTATGCCAATCCAGGTATAACTACCGCTTGTTTCTCCGGCACAATAGAACAATTTGTCGGTAGTAGTGTTGATGTACAGCTGCCCTAATTCACCCTCGGTAGAGGTTGTCGGGTCGGAACTACCGGTCATCACGGATGAACCAGTGTCGTTCAGGGCTACCCATTCCGTGCCGTCCCAAACGTAAAGGATTCCTGTGTCCTCGGTCGTATAAACATCGCCAGTCTCGGCGTCTGCGGGTAAATCGTCATAAGTAGGCACTCCGCCTTTGTAAGAAAGGTCGGTCGCCAAAGCATCTACTTTTTTCTCCAACTCCTCGAACTCGGCAGGAGTGACAACGCCTCCTTCCACGTCCACTTTAATCGGATGACGGTTAGCGTAGATGGGGCTATTCCCGTCTCCGACAATCACCTTGTAAGGGTGACTATTTGCATTTATTGTCATAAGATTTTCCTTTTGCAAAAGAATTAAATAATCTATATCTATTATACCGAATAACCCCTTTTTCTAGTTGCCCAAAAAACCTCCCCGAAGGGAGGCTAATGGTTTACCAGTCTTCGGGAAGTTCGTCGGCTTCAAACCAGTCGATATGCTTGCTAATCCATTTTGAATGTCTTTTTATACCATTTATCACTAGGGACTTCAGATTCAATCGCTACAGTGGCAGAATTATAACCTTCACACCATCTTTGAGCTTCTATTGGATTTTTATATACTGCTTTTCTATCTACCCCGGTATCAGACCCTTTATACATAACCTCATACCTGACTGAGCCTCTATTATCCGTAGTTTTTATATAATCCACTTGGGTAAAGTTTCTATCCTTGGAGTCTAACTTGTAATTATACCCATCTTGGAAGGCAATCGCTTCTCGACGATTAGAGAAAACGCGGTTATAAAAATTATTTTTAGCAGCATAAGTCCCTGATATTAAGTCATCTTCCCTTGCCACCATTAACCCGCCCCGTCGGAGAGCTTTTTCTCGCGCCTTATCATACTCTGCTTTAGAAGTTCCTAATGAACTATCCGGAGAACTAATCTCGCTTCTTTCAGAATACTCTTTTTCATCTGGTTTGCCCATAGAATCGGAAGAAATACTCACTACTCTTCGTAAGAATCTCCCAGACCCATCGCCAGAGGCACTTCCTCCGACTTCGCCAGGTCTTCCAGAATGGCCGAAGTTCCCACTACCCTTGCCACCGTTAATTTGCTTTTCCAAAACTTCAATCTCGGTCATTAAGGAGTCATAGATAGAACGAGATACCTTGTAAGAGTTCGCTTTCTTTTTCGACGATTCTTCAATGTTGGCAAGAATCTTTTTTGCGACTTCTTTTTCATTAAAGTTGCCACCCTCGGCAATCCGAGAGATGGTGTCTTTATTATGATTCCCCAGATTTGTTTCTGCTTGGGTCATTGCAATTTGGAACAATCTTTCATCGGGAACTTGTGCAACTTTTTTCCCGTCTTTGCTCCTGCCCATGATAGTTCCTGGTTTATCGCCCTCGACAACGTGCATTTCTTCGCCGTCAAGAGTAAAGGTGTCTCCGATTTTGTATCGGGAGAGAAACTTAGCTTCAAGCATTTTAGGAGAAACTCGCCGAACATCAACCCTCCAATCGTCTTCTAACATACTTAGCCCCTCTCTAACCCTGTCAATTTCCTTTTCAAGCGTCTTGGCGGTTTGTTCATCATATTGTCTTTTAGCGAGTTCGATTAAGTCTTTCCTTGACTCATCTAGCACTTTGATACCCTCTTTGGCTGACATACGGAAAGAATCACCCTTTTCTTTGAGCCCTGTAAAGACCCCCGGAGTATAAGTATCTTTTTTGTCTTGTTGTGATTTAGCTTTCGCTAGTGCGACTTGTGCTTGCCGTAATTCTTCTTCCTCTTCCGCCAAAACACTTTCTAAATGAGAAGTATCTCCGCCGAAATCCTCTTCCGCAGCTAAATCGCTTTCGGTGTCCCATACCGCCCGTTTTGCTCTTTCAACTGCCTCTTCCAGCTCCTTAATTTTCTCTTCCGACACTTTATCACTACCTGCCGGGGCAGAGCCTCCGACTTTACCTTCGCGACCAGCATGACCAAAATTACCTGAACCCTTACCCCCGTTGATTTGTTTTTCGAGGCGTTCGATTCTTACGAGAGCCTCATTGTATAGTTTTCTTTTCATGTTTAATCCTTTAACCATTTAGTTATTGTTTCCAGCGGAGTTAAACTATTTCCTTTTAAGACATCCCCCGTATCATCTCGATAGAAGAAAGGTAGTTCTAATCCTTCGTTGATTTTCATTATCTCGTTTGCTTCTTCTTCCCATTTCTTCCAGAAAATAGTTCTACGTTCTTGGAAGTCGATGCCTTTTTCTCGACAGACCTGTTTGACCTTATTAAGAGCGTGATTGCCTTTACACCCTTGACATTCCTTACTATACAGATAAACAGCCATTTTATTTACTCTAATTATTACCCATCCTTTACGTTTCTTCAAGATAGAACTTTACTTTTTCAGCATCAGTTCTTTTCTTATATATGCGAGTGTTTGGAACAGGCATATCCTCTCTACCTTCATAAGCCACCCATGCCTCCTTTCCGGTATCCTCAATCGTTAGGGGAATGCCCTCTTTCAAAGTTTTCTTCGCTAAAATAGCGTCACGGCGAAGTTCCGCTTCATGTTTTGTGGTAAAACTTTGAACCTTCGGGGCGGGGAACATCCCATCGCCTTCTTTCACAATGACCGTAAACAATCCTTCGCTTTCAATAATCTTTCCTGCCTTGCCCACAAAGCGGCCATCTTTTTCACTATGCATCCTCCCCGTTGCGTCTTCAATAGCGTTTAGGCTTTTGGCTTGTTTATCGACGCTATTATCACTACTCCCATTAGTCCCCCCATCAGAAGAATCATCCCCAGTAGAAGGTATCTCATTTAGAGTTTTCCCGTTTAAGATTAGTTCGTAATAACACTGACAATTTGGATGCAAAACGCTACCAGTTATTTCCTCGTAATTACAGACGAAATTATAAACTTTACCATCTCGTTCCGCCGTTAAAGTTTCCCCTAAATCTACAAAGTTTTGAGTGAAAGGTATCGGCCCCATATCAATCAGTTTTTGACAGAAAGGGCAAATCTTATCCTGCTCGTTTAAGGGGCGACGACTTTTCCATTGCTTCATAGCTGTATCTAACTGCCCAATCGAATTAAGAAACTGAGTGTCAGCTTCATATTGAGAATGACCATACGCCCGAGCGGTTTCGTTTTGAGCAATGAGTTCAGCTCTCTTTTCACTTAAATCCTTATACTCATTTCGAATAGCCTTAATAATATCCGTTCGTTTATAGCCTTGCATTGCCAATTCATTCGCCCGCTCGTAAATCTTTCGGTTCTCTTCCAGAATATCCGTATTCCTGATAGCTTTGAGAGCTTCGGTCATTGACGGCTGTTCTTCGAAGTATTTTTTATACTTCACCTCATTGGTTTTATAAGCCTCAACGATTAGTTCGGCGGCTTTGTTTTCCATTACTTCCGTATAAGCCTTATTCGAAGCATCCAGAACGTCATCTAGGATAGTTTTCATGTGCCCTTCGGCAACCCGAGAAGCGTTAGACTCTACTTTTTTCTGTATAGCGTTGGTAAACACGAACTTTACATTCTCCCCGAACTCTAAGTTCCTATCATCCAGAACCGAGTTAGCAAATAGAGGGGTGAGAATCCACCAATAGTTTTCCACTAAGGCTTTCAGTTCGGCCGTCAGAGCCTTCTTTTTCCTATCACCGATAATATCGGTTTCGTCAAAGGCATTAACGGTTAATTTAGAGATACAGGCTTTATAGGTCTTCTTCTGTATATCTTCAATGCCTTCTAAAAAATGTTCATAGGTCTCTTTCAGGGTTAAGCCATCTACATCCCCAAGTTCATTGATGTAAGTTTCTACCTTACCGTGCTCACAAGTACAAACTTCTTCAGAGGAGTGATTTTTTAACGTTTTCTGAAATCCCCCATTTTGGGCGGTTTCTCCGTCCGAGACGGTATCCATATCATCTTCTGCGCTATCGTCGCTTATACGCGATTCTGGAGCGTCTGAGGGCATATTTTCAGGTGGGGTATCTCCCCCATTTTCA